TCTTTAAAACTAAACTAATTTATTTTATTCAACAAAAGCTAAGTAAACTTACGCATCAAGATAAATTAATTACAAAACAGCAATACAAGCCTCCTATGACCTATTCTAATTTAATCTTATTTTAAGCTACTTTATGCAGTTAGGCACGTTTTAAAGATATCTTAAGAAAAACCATTATTTAAGCATAACAATTAAGTTTCAAACCGATATTATCTTAAAAAAGTGTATTTTAATTGAATTTAATAATACTTAATTCATTTAAAGTTAATTTAATAATACTTACTGTACACTTTTTATATAAATTCAAAACAGAAAGAAAAGAGGTGTAAGTATGGTACGAGACACAGCGAGTAATTTACTTTCAGAATTATTATTTATGGATGGGCTACACGAGGACGCTTTGATCGTTGACGCTCTAAACCAAAACCGATATGATCTCATTATCAAGTTAGCTCATATTGCAGAAGAACACGACAAGGCCAACCACTTAAGCACAGACTTAAAGCAACGTAGAGATAAGATCTCAGCCCAACTAAGCACACATCAAAAGGAAAATTAAAATGTCAGTAATTAGCGTAATATCACAAAAGGGAGGCGAGGGGAAAACCCCTATTAGCTTCAACCTAGCGAACGAATTAGGTAGCAGAATCTTAACTAATGATAATGATATATTAGAGCTTATTTTTGCCCCTAATGCAAAGATTATGCCTTTAAAAGAGATAGCGAGTTATGATCTAAAGAACTCTGGCAAAGACTTTGTTATCGATTTCGGGGGGTTCGTAGAGGCTGAGACAATCAGCATCATTAAAGACTCTGATCTCGTAATCGTTCCAACACGTAACAACCCGTCAAGCATTAAGCGAGGCTATCAGACGATACAGGAGCTACAGAAGCACAATAAGAATATTATCGTAGTTGTAACAATGACAAAGAAAGACCGAGATTTCGGGCAAGTGCAAAAGCACTTTAAAGATTTAGAGATCAAAGCATTTTATGAATTAAAGCTTACAGAGCTGTTCGGTTACTCTATGGAAGTGGGGCAAACGATAAACGAGTACGTTAAGGACTCTCCGTTAATGCTTCACCGATACGGACGTCGTGAGGGGCAGATAAACGACTCTATTTTAGAACAATGGGACAATCTAATGACATATATCAAGGGGGCTTTATAAGATGGAAGTAGAACAAGATAACTTTATGAGTGACGTACTAAGCGACGTCAAGAAAAAAGGGGATAGTAGCTACGAGACAGCCGATAACAAACCAAAGGCAGGGCGTAAGCGTTTACCGCAAGAGGAAAAGAAACAACGCCGAACGGTATTTTTTACGCCTGAGCAATTAGATCTATTAAATCAGGCCTGCGAGTATGAAGCCCTAGAAGATAATACTTTTATCATCAGAGCCACGATCAAAGAAGCTCGACGGGTTATCGCTGAACACACACCAAAAGAAGAAAACTAAAATGGAAAAAATAAAGAATATAGATATTAATTTAGATAAGTTCTCAGAATCAATATATAAGCAGTTGCTAGAGTTTGGGAAACAAGGGGGCAAAGACACTTCTGACTTAACCCCGCATGAGTTACGAGCAACTATAAATATATGTTTTCAAAACACAAACCCAGACTACGCAACCCTAAAAGAGCAAGGGAAACAAGCTCAGAAAATTATCAAGAATGTTTTAGACGTGAAACTAAGCAATTTCTATAATATTATAGCTATAGCTCTAGGTTTTAAAAATCACAACACACTATCCGACGCTATGGAATGGGAGACAAGGCAAGACAAAGGGGAGAGCTACAAGAGAGGTCAAAAGCTTTAATCTTCTGGCTCTTTATAGTGACAATGTAATTTAATTATATGGTTTTATTAGTCAAGGTTTTTACAAGGGGTGAAAATCGGGTAGGTGATTTTTGTCACTAAGATAGTCAAAAGATGAGTTGATCCGAGAGGGTTATAAAGGTGAAACGATAAAACGCAAATAATATCGTTTCGGTGTGTTCTGGTACGAACACCGTATTATATCATAAAGGGTATAAAATGGATAATCAAGTAATTCAAGGGCTAATATTCGTTACAGTAGTTTTATCATTTACAGGAGTGTTTATGGCCTTATTAACAAAGCTTACGCAACCATTCCCCACGACAACAGCCTCTAAAAAGGAAATTTAAAAATGTTCACACTAGAAACAGGCTTAGACAACAGCTATTTACCCACAGCTCAGACGGAACACTCCGCAGGGTTTGACGTTAAAAGCAGAGTCGATATCACCATCAAACAGGGCGAGACGTCTCTTGTCCCTACAGGCGTCTTTATAGATCAAGACTTTTTTAGAGATATGTTTGAAGTCGAGGACTTTTTTAGAGATGATGCAGAAGCGATCGCAGATCATAGAGGGCTTTTTAAATGGAGAGAGTGCGAGAGCTTTTTAAGCTCTCATTACATAGCGTTTCATCTTAGATCGTCTCTAGGTGTAAAAGGGCTTATCCTCGCTAATGGCGTCGGGGTGATCGACCTAGATTATAAGGGCGAGGTCTGCGGGATCATTCACAACACAAAAAGCGAACCATTCCAAATAGATAAAGGCGATCGGATCGGACAGCTGTTAATCATGGAGCATAAAGGGGCGTTTCTACCTGACGCCTTTAGAAAAAAATCGAAAAGGGCGGGCGGGTTTGGTAGCACCGATCAAGAGGCCAAAGTTTAACAAATCTAACAAATAATGAAAATAATTTTCATTTTTCTTGACTTTATGAAAATAATTAGATAAGATTTAACTATCTAAAAACAAAGGTCAAGAAATGAAAAGTTTAAGTGATTACACACAACAGGCACAAACGAAAGCGTTTGACGATAACGGGGCGTTTTTTTCGTTCGGTCAAAAACAATTTGACGAGAAAAAACAAGAGGGCGTTAAATATGCTCACTTAGGATCTGGACTTATCTGTCCTAGCGAAAACGCTCAAACTCTTATCGATCAACTCGATACTATCCACACCACAGCCATTAAGCAAGATATCGCGGAAAACGGCGTTAAAAACATCATTCACAGAGAGTTAGCAAACCACGAGACGCAAATCACGCTTAATTTTACAGACACGATCGAGGCTTTAGAAGATTACGGGATCACCGCAGAGCAGATTAAGGCAGAGTGGAAAGAGTATTACGACGAGTGTGTCGCTAACGATTGGTTTTAGGCTTCGGCCTAAACGAGCCTATAAGGAAAAAATATGACTTATACAGAATTTATCGATCATTTAGAGTGGTGTATAGTTGAAATAGATCATTGGAGCAAATTATCAAAACGTGTCAAACAAGGCGAGACGATAGAAGATAACAAGCCCGAATATATCGAGCAACAGCTTAACCATTGGGAGGCGGAGCAAGACGTCACAGCCAAGATCGCAAACATTAACCCGCTTAACGTGCTAAACATACTCGCCTATGATCCAGAGAACCGAAAACGGCTTTTTATGAAAGCGAAACGACTTAAAAACAAAAGATTACTAGATATTAACAAATTATGAAAATTATTTTCATTTCTCTTGACATTATGAAAATAATTAGATAAACTTACTACATATAAAAAGAAAAGGACTTAAGATGATCGAGGACATTAACTTTACAAATAAGCAAAAAGAGCAAGTTGAGATAATGCTATCTCCTTTAAACGATGCGTTTACTATTTACGTTAATGATGATTGTGTCACTTTAGACGGTCAGTCCTTTTACTTTAAATCATGGGGTGAGTTTATAGTGTTTCAAAGTGGCATAAAGTATGTATTAAGACAAAAAACAGACCTAGTAAAATAAAGGGCTTAAGCCCCGCCATTAAAAGGAAAAATGATGAAAACCTTAAATGTATATTTCAAGCTAGAACTCGCAAAAATGGGCTGTGACTTTTGGGACTACGACCAGAGCGAGACATGGACGCACTGTATAGCGATAGACAAAAACGACAAGCACTATAAAACAGCGATAGATCTCTTTTGGGAAACAGTAAAAAAAGCAGATGCTAGAGAGGTATTACAAACAACAATCAAACATGAGGACGGAGATTTCACCGTCTTAAGTTTTTAAAAATGCCTAAAGTAAAAAGCAATATCTATAGAGTTTTAAAACCCTGCTCTAACTGCCCGTTTTTAGATAACGGTAAAGAGATACACTTAAACTCTGGACGGGTTGACGATATCAAAGAGACGCTTTTAAGCTCAGATCGTGAAAGCTTTAATTGTCACAAGACCGTCTATGATCTTGACACCCAGATGAACAGCACCGACAAACAAGAACTAAAAATGTGTGCGGGGGCTTATCAGTTTTTAAAAGATCAAAAGCGACCTAACCTACAAATGAAATTTGCTCTCTCTATGGGTATCGAAAAAGAATTATGAAATTTATTTTCATTTTTCTTGACTTTATGAAAATAATTAGATAAAATTAGTGTATATAAAAAGAAAAGGATCTCAAAATGGCTTCATTCATAATTACAAAAGATAAGATCAACGACGGCGAAAGCAACGGGTATAAAAGCGGGAACGAGGATTATATTAACGCGGGTAAATGTAAACATAAATTCAGACTCCTAGACGACGACGGAGAAATTTATTTTTATGGGTGTAGTGGGAACTCAAGCAGTTTCGAGCCTTTGGATCTTTTTGGATCAGCTTTCGGCTGTACAGAAATACAATACCGTGAAAACGGCAAATATGAGACGCTTTAGCCTCAGCCATTAAAAGGAAAAATGATGTTTACTTTAATACATAGATGCAGAAAAGGCATGACAAACGATGAACTTTTAGAGATGTATATAGACACTCTACAGGAAAGTATAGAAGTTTATAGAGATAATTTAAAAGAGCTAAGACTCGCTCAAAGCGTTAACGACCTATACGGCGAAGGCATGGCAAAAAGTTTAATTATCCGTTATCGGGTTTTCATAAAAGCTATTATTATCGAGATCAGAAAAATACAAAAGGGAAACAATGCCTAAGCTAAAAGCAACCGATAAAAATATCGCTGAGGCTTACGACCTCACGCCTCAATCGCTAAGAAATTGGAAAAAATCAGACGACGAGAAATTAGTAAGACGCTATAACGCTCTTAAGGCCTCTTTCGAGCGTGACAATGGTCTACTATTAGATTTCACTTTTAAAGACGCCTCGACGAGTATAGTTAGCATTAACGACGTAAAAGAGCAGATTGAGGCGAACGCAGACACGATCGAGACAATTTCGATAAGAGAGGGTTAATTATGAAAAATGAAAAATGTAACATTATACTTGGAGAAATAACACTATGCGAAGAGTTATATCATTTAGTTACTAACCTTGATACCAAAATTGAAAAAGTTAATATGGTTCACATGAAAGATATAAATTACGACTTCATCGGTGCAATTACTTTTAGATATGGTAGAAAAAAGAATGATATTATTGCTTTATCATTTTGCCCTATATGTGGTGGAAAATTAAGATGAAGTTTATATTATTTAGCTCTAAGAGGGGTATATAATGGAAACTCTTAACACCAAACAAGAGCTTAACAACTCTTTCGAGTTCTTTGTTAATTACATACATAAACGCTTAACAGGCGAGGCGTTTACGTGGCACGATCATAACAAGGCCATTGTTAAAGATCTGCTTTCTGTTTACAAATTAGAGCTTATGTTTTTAATTATCAACATTCCCCCACGTCTAGGAAAGTCTACGCTGATCCTTTACTTTATCGCGTGGACTATGTTTAAAAACAAGCTGACATATAATAACTATTACACTTATTCTGATCTACTCGTCGCCAGAGCTTACAAGATCGTAAGCGATATCTTTGATATCCCAGACGTAGAAGCGGGGGCAGATCTGGCCTATAAAAGAAAAAAAGACGACTTTAGCAACGACAAAAACGGTGGGCTTTTTGCTATGACGACGCTAGGGCAGGTAACAGGTTTCGGGGCAGGCCGTAAGGACAAGATAGACGAGTTTAACGGCTGTATCGTGATAGATGATCCTCTAAAGGCAAACGATAGTTTTTTACGCCAAAACAACGCTAACAAAGCGATAAAAAGTGCGGTACTTACCCGTAAGAATAACTCTAAAGTTCCGATCGTTCTTATCATGCAACGCTTAAGCCTTGAAGATACGACGGCCTTTATTAAGAAGATCTACGGAAAGCTTTTCGAGAACGGCAAGGCGAAACACCTTGTTATCCCTGTACTGAAAAACGGCGTTTCTATCTCTGAGAAAGAGTACCCGATCGAGTTACTAGAGATCGAGAGAGAGAACGATCCCGCGACCTTTTACGCTCAGCTTATGCAAGCACCGCAAAATATAGAGGGGGGGATTTTTACCGAAAAGATCTTTGATTACAGCTCACCAGATCCAAGCAAACAGGGATCAATCGCGACAATCCATTTTAATAAAGAAGATACGACTCAGCCTGTCGTCTTTTTAGCCTTTAAAAAAGAGGGTAAAAACCTTTTGATCTTAGACTATGCAGAGGACGAGCCGAACCCTGAGACGTTCTTTAATGATCTTAAGATCTTCTGTACTAAAAACGGCGTGAAAGTTCTACATATACCCCAGACCTTAGACGCTGAGGTTTTAACTGAAAGCCTGCGACCGATCAAAACAAAAGCGATCACCGAAAAAGAGGATATTTCACTAAATGCCTTTTATGCTCTGGCTCAGCTAAGAGATAATAAAATCGTCATTCAATACGACGAGGATCAAGAGGCCTTTAAAAAAGAGTTAAAAGCTTTTCCAAAGGCAAACAGGGACTTTTCAACAAAGGCGATCGTTAACGCGATTAATATTGCTTTAGGTGATACTAGAGGAAAAATAAGCAGGGCTATATAAAGGGGATATGATGGAAATTAAATACCAAAGAAAAGATTTAGAGCGGATGCTTAATGAAAAAAACGAGCAGTTATCAATATACAGGGATACAATCAAGGGGCTAAAAGCAGAACTATCTACCTGTAAAGAGAAAAACTGTTCAAACTGCATACACTTTAAAGCAGATCCCAACACTCAAGATCGGGGGATATGCAAAAACGAAGTTATAACAGGAGGGGTTACAGATGCACTATGCTGTTGCGAACACAAACCCATTTAAAAAAGAGTTATGTAAAAGCGAGTTTTTTAGATGCGGGCATTGTCAAACAGGATATACAATAAATACGAAAGACTTAATAATAGGCGAGGCATATCTAAGCTGTAGATATTGCTATAAAGAAAGCACGATTATAATAAACAAGGCTTAACAATGAAAAAAGAAACCGATCCATACAAAGAAGTAAAATTATCAGAGGTATTAAAAGACGGATATCTAGTAGCCATCGAGGGCGACAACTCTTTATATGACGAAGATTTAGACAAATGGCTAAAAGAGAACGTAAAAAACTACATTCTATTAAATAACATATACGACAATCCAGAAAAGCTTTTTCAACTCAAAGACATTAAAATAGACGCGTTCATATTTCAAACGACAGGCTTAAACCCAAAACTAAAAAGCCTAATTTCTTTATATACCACTGAAATAGGCAATTATCCGAAGCATTTCATTACAGTGTTTAGAGATAGTGAGGATTTTTTTTGGGAAGTCTTTAGAGAGCTAAAAGAGTATGAAGTCTATCAATATAACGAAGTAGATAAAAATGATTTACACATGACTAGGCAAGATCATTCTTGCAAAGAAAAAGAGGCTTAAGCCCCCTCTCTAATCACTCTCGCGTAATTCTTACAGCGTCCCGTCGTCTGCTTATAAAGATCGCTATGCTCTGTTTTTGTGATCCCGTTTTTATAAAGGATCTCATCAGAAGCCCTCTGAAAGTCTCCCTCCTCTAAAGCTTTAAGCATTGAGGGGAAACCGAGCAGGCCGTCGACGCCAAGCTGATACGACATTTCGATAACAGTTAGATATCTCATATTAGAAAGATTTTTGATAAAAGGCTTACGCTTGATAAGAGCTTTTATATTGCTCTCTACGCGTTTTCTAACGATTATCATACTTTCGTCCTCAGTAATCCTTAAAACGTCCATATCGGGCGATAAACCACGTTTAACGCGGTCGTTTGCGATAAGCTCTAGCTCATCAGGCAAAAGAGGCATTTTTAAGCCGTGTCCGATCGTCTCAAAGCCTAAAGTATCTATATACACTACAGGGCGAAACCCCTCTCTTTTTGCGATCCCGCCGAACAAATTATAACTAGACATTATCGGCCTTTAAAAAACGAGTTAGATAAACCCTTACAGACTTAAAAAGCAACGGGAAAACGTCGAACTCTTCGACCTCTATTTTAGTAAACATAGTATAAAGATTTGCGACAATACTATAAGCCTCACTCATTAAGAAAGCGTTTAAAACGATAAGTAAAAGGACTGTAGCATCGAACGATAAGCCCTGTGCGGTTATAGCTAAAACGAAAACAGTACAAAGCACTAAAAGCTTATACTCTAAACCGATATTAAATCGCTTTGAAGTCGGCTTAATTCCAAGTCTAAAAGACTTCCCGACACCTGTTACGATATCAATAACGAACAACACACTTAAAACCGTCAAGAACGAGATACTTAAATTTAAGTGGATAGACAACCATGTAAAAATTGCCGAGCCTGTAAAGGCCAAGGGTTTAGATACTGTCGCGGTTACTGTTTCTTTAATCATCTTTTTTCCTTACTTTTGAGTTATTATCAGAGATTAAAACCTGATAGTCATAGATCACGCCCTTAAGTTTTTCGATACAGTTAATCACGTTTTCAACCTTAAAACGCTCACCGATATAAAGCTCGTCAAAGATCATTTTAGACATAGGAACAGGCAGAAATACAAAAGTATTACCCGCCATATCTAAAGCGTCGATCGTGACGTTTGCGTCAGATCCTAAAACGACTGTTTGCCCAAACTTAACAGGCGTCATATCACCACAAACGGGCATATCAAAAAGGGGCATTTTCGCCCGCGTCTCAAAATAGATCTTTTCACTACAGGCCGTTAAAACAAGAAGTGAAAAAAGTAAAAAGCTAGTGAGTTTTATTGTTTTCAAAATTAAACCTTTTCATCGTGTCAAGTTGCTTGACTCTTTTAACGATCCGATCTGCTGTCGCCTGATCGTTCGCTCTGATCTGCTTGATAATCCCTGAGCTGTTATCCTCAGCATGAATCACAATAGGATCATCTTTAAGGCATTGAACAAAACAAGCCAAACATAAAGCCACTAAAAGAAAAACTACAGCGAAATAAACGCCATGTTTACCACTTAACAAAGCAAGCATATTAAACCCCCACCGCGTCGAGACAATGACGGTCAGAGTCACCATCAAAATAAGAGAGAGACTTACAAAGCTTACGCTCTCTTTTCGTCGCTAAACCCTGTTCGCGTCTAACACCCATACGGTGGGAAAAAGTACGATCTGGATCACCATAGATAAAAGCGTTTCCTGTTTGATCTAAGGATAGAGAGATATCTCCTAAAACATCAGAGAGGTTATAAAGCCTAGCTTTCTCAGCTAAAACAGAAGCAACATAGAAGATGAAAGCCTTTAAAAAGAAAATAGCGAAGATAGAAGTTAACAGAGGCAAAAAGAATTTAAATCTAAATGGCTTGCTCTCATTTGTCAAACCAAAAGCAAGAGATACAAGCAGAACCAAAGACCAAAAGGCTAAAACAATAAATTTACGAACAGGCTCAAAAGCGAGAGCTAAAAAAACAAGAACTACCATGTGATCGCCTTTACCGCATCAATAGACGCTAAAGCCTTAACTTCAGTTGAGCCATCGAATACAACCGCCTTAATCGCATTAATACGCTCTTTATAGGTATAAAGATCAGTTTCATATCTGTTACTTACAGCAAGTACCACCAAAATAGCGTCAGCCATTGTGAACGTATATGTCACATTTGCAACGTCAAAAAACTTCACATCATCTGTCGGGATAATATTAAGAGCTTTTGACTTCTCAGTCGTTCTCTGCTTTCCGTCCAAAGCCTGAGCCGATGATCTCCCCCCGTGAAATGAGACATCTCCCTGAGCTGTAGTAACGACTACAGGTAAAACCTCTGCCTCTAAAAAAGAGTTTTTGATCTCTGTCTCTTTATCCGTTACCGCCTTATTAAAAAGCTCCTGATTTGTTTTATATGCTTCAATTGTTCCACCATCTAACACCCATTGTTTTATCTCTGGAGCATCAGCTACTATACTGCCATTATCAAATATTACTATCGTATTTTCAGCATTAGCGTATTTTACTGTATTTAAAATCATCATAACTCACATCCTGTAAAAATAATTTTTCCACCGTTTAAAAGCATACTAGCGTTACCAGCTACTAACCCTGTAGCATCTATTGTATGAAAAACAACATGAGATTTTGAAGTCCATGTAAGTGAAAAAGTTCCACCTCCATTTCCTCCATTTGCCTGACCTACTGTTATACCTCCAGTTAATTGTATAAACCCCGTTGGTGCGACTCTAGCGGGTACGTTTAACCTAACTGGATATGCTCCAGTAGTTGCACCAAATGCTTGTCCTGCCACAGCATAGCCACTTAGTTCGGCTATAGGTAAGTATCTCTGACATAATAAAAGCTCTAAACCTATAGGTCTTCGCTCAAATGCTGTTGCTATAGAACCTTTTTCAAGTTGCCATCCTGTAGTTCTATAAGAAGTGTCACCCACAACTGTAACTTTTACAATAGCCTCTAATCCTTTAGAAATATCAGAGGGCATAACATTTGTCGAAGTAACAGTTTTTAGCCCGTCTGATAAATCAGCTATATTAACTGTCTCTATTAACGTACTTAATGTATAATCATCTTCCGCAGTAGGATAATGAAACTCAACGTCAATAGCTGAAACTGTCCCGCTTACATATTTGTATTGAAACTGAAAGGTCACATAATCACCAATCAAACTAATGGCATCTTTGCTCTCAATTCTTTGGCTACATTGGGCTACGCCATTACTACTTCTATTAACAAGAGCATTTCTATAAAAGTTTGCAAAACCTGTGGAATTTTCACTAACAAGTGTCACGCCTATAAAAAGCATTCTGTCGGCAACGTACCCACCCGATCCGCTTGCACCTCTTTGCCATATATCGAAACCACCATTAATAAAGTAGTTCTTTAAGCCTACGGACTTAGCGTCTATCTCAGATTTTTGATAAACCATATCGTTAAGTAAAGAGGCATCTGCATAAACATTTACAAACTTATTCCCTGAGTATTTCAAAACGACTGTATCGCCTGTAGAAAAAGAGTTATAACTCAACAATAAAGTTTTTTCGCCTAGTCCGTCAATATTAACAGTTAAGTTATCAGCATAAGTGTAATTATTATCAAGCTTAAACATAACGGTAAGACCATCACTTAAAGCTGTAATAGATTTTTTCAAACTTGTTAAAGTAATAATACTTTTTGATGAGGGGACATCATTCACAAGCGTACACGAACATTTAGATATAAACTCATCTTTTAGGCTTAAAAACTCCAACCATCTATCAGGGTTAGTTGCAGGGCTTACGCCTGCCACGATTTCCGTCTGCCTTTTTATGTAGATAATATCACCTAGTTTCGCAACTTGATCGACCTTATAGATTTTCGTAGCTTCATAATCAAAAAAGCCATACTCTTTTATAAAGTTAAGATTTTGAAAGATCATATTATAAAGAGCATTGATATCTAAACCATGAGGGGCGGGACGCTGTTCGCTGTAGCCTATATCAATCAGCTCTTGATCTAAAGTTAGATCATTTTTTGCACCGCTGATCGCAAAGCCATCGATAAGAGTAGGGTTTTGCATAAATTCACCTTATAGGATATAAGTGTATTCCTCCGAAGCATCAAAGTTATACGCTGTTCCTGTAAGCGTATCAAAGCTATAGCGAAAAACTTTCCCTAAGCTATAAGAAAATGAATTTTTAACCGTAGGTATTTTAGGGACAATACTCTCAAAAAGTGGCTTATCAATCGTAAGATTTCTCGTATCTTCTACGATAAAAGATAGATCCCCGTAGATATCCGTAAAAATAAAGGCACTCATTCCGAAAACCGCCTTTAAAAAAGAGTTGTATTCTGGCCTACTCCCTGAAAAATTAGAAAGCTCAGCGAAAGCTTTAAGCATTATCCTATAGTCCGCGTCAATCATAGAGATAAAAGCCTTTGACTCGATCTGGTAAAGCTTAGAGGCTACAGCGTCGAAGCTATAACTATCTCCTGTAATTGCATCAAAGCTATATTTAAAGTATTGATCGATCCCATCATCTACGACCGTATATTTAGGACGCTTTAAACCTAAAAGTAAACCCAACCAATCAAGCTGTAAGCCTTTAGCTTGATCCAAGTCCTTAAAGACCTTAAGATATAAAACCTCCTGTTTCGCCTGCTCCTTTATCCCTGCGTGGATCTCTAGCAAGGTCAAAAAGAGAGAGCCTTTGCTTAAGCTTTCAGGGGTTCTACTTTTTGCGAGGCTGATTAAGTCCATACTTCACCCCCTACACTAAAGCAGTTACGATCGTGAGATCTGCGTCATTTAAAACCGCGATCTTATCGTAAGCGATCGGCACGTTTAGCACGTCAGCATCTAAAGCGATATCAAGAGAAACAATACCTTTAAAAGAAGAAAGCTCGCTGTTATAGTCTAAAAGTATCGGGATCGATAACTTATCAAAAACAACCGCGTCCCCGATCTGAAAAGTATCAGAAAAATAGTTTAGGATCGACTCCCTAATAACCCCCACGTCGTCAAGGTTAAAAGTGGCGTCACGGCTGATCGTGATATCAAGCGTGACAAGTTGCTCGATCGGGCGTGAGAAATAGATAATAAAGTCATTTCCAGAGATCGGATCGCTTGTCGTTTCTGAACTAGTCCCAAAGGTTCTTAAGTTTGCGGGTGACTCGTAGATCGCTCTAGCGATATCCTTAGACGTCCCACCCAAAACCACACACGAAAGGCTTTTAGGATCGATCCCGTTTGCGTCTGGCGTAAGCTCACTATTTGCCTTGACTTTGACATATTTAACATTATTGATATTACTTAAAAGGGTGTAGATCTTTCGTATAGAGTTCTGATCGCTTTCAGCATTTAAAAGGCGGGATCTTAAAGAGCTGTTAGACTCTAAAAGATAACCTGTCACGCCGTCGCTGTTGTTAATAACTGAGCTTACACCTGTAAGTGTCACGCTGTTAACATTTCCAGAGCTTGCCGAGATCTCGCCTACGTTCTGAGCTGTAGCGTAGACCTCAAAAACACCGCCCGCGATCGTGCCTGCTTCATCAGTTAAAAAGATCTCATTTGTCGCGGTATTTTTAACCTCTGTAGCTTTGGGTATAATCGTACCATTTACGCCTATAAAAGAGAGGTATACGACTGTATGCTCGTTCTTTTTTCTCTTAAGCCCTGCAAGAAAACAGAGACTTTCTAAGCCCTCATCGATCGCGGTATAAGGCGACTGTTGAGCGACAGCAAACTGTAAAGCCTCATCTGCTCGTTTTTTCATCTCCGAAGTGATCGCCAGATCAGCCCCTAAAGCAGAGGACGCCTCAACGTCAACGATCCCTAACTTTTGTTCGTAAAGAGCCTTTAGCTCTCTGATATTTTCGTCAAGTGTCGGGATCTTTAAAAGTCCATTTTCAAAAGTCATTATCTACCCTTTATAGTTTAAAATCTTTAATAACTGCGATCTCACTATCTTTAGAGATCACCAAGAAGCTTACATAGATCGTTTTAGCCTTTAGATCAAAAGAGGCCTGAAACTCTGAAACTCTCTCGAAGCTGTCGAGCTGTTTTAATCCCTTGATAAAAAAGCCCTCTAAATAACGAGAGTTAAACGTCTCACTTAAGGCCTTTTTATAATCCATACCAGAGCCAAGATCATAGACAAACTCACCCCGCCACGTATTTAAAAGTAGTAAAACTCTCTGGTTAAAACTCGCCACCGCTTCAAAGGTCGGGTTATAGTCAAAATAGCCACTCTCTAGCTCTATAAGTTCAAAATCAAAAGGGTTAGGCATTAAATGATCCTATCTTAGTTATAAGTGGCTCTAAAACAGTAAGCGAAGTCACCAGATCAGCAGAGCATGAAAGCTGAGCAGAGGGGGGACACGTCGCCGTCGATAGTGCCAGAACTACTTTTTTTAGTTCTAAAACTGTATCGTGAATATCGCGAATAAGATCCGCTGTATCATTTTTAATTGTCAACTTCTGACACTTAATCTCTGTTGCTACATGGTTATAAGTAAAGGCCTGATCTAAAGTGAGAACGCCTGTAAGAAAAAACGCGTTATTTAGAGAGAAGTTTGCGACGGGTTCTAAGTCCGTTCCTGTTTCAAGCCACTTTAAAAGATCATATTTAGAAAAGAGTAAAAGCCCTTTAGTGCCTAAGACCATCGTAGGCGTGGTTATATAGTTTGTTGCTGATCCTAAAAGAGCGATACTTACATCGGCGATCGTCTCTCCTGTATGATCGAGTTTTACCGTAAGCGTGTTATCCGCATCGTTAAAGCTTTGGATCGTACAGGGTTGCGAGGTGTAAAGATCGTCGAAACGGTCGCTTAAAGCACCCTCTAAAAGCTTATAAAGCTCTAAGTGTTCATTCATATTCTGATCCCTTTTAGAACCGTTTTAGCGACGGCTGTAGTGTGATTATCAAAAGAGTGTGAAAGCTCCACGATCTTAAAGATCTTTTGATCCAGATGATTTTCAAAAGTGTAGGGGTTCTTAAGCTGTAAGGCGATTGATTTAGAGTCGATCTTAAAGCCGACTCCTAAGCGGTAACGGTTATTAAGCGGAACGGTGACGCTGATATCTTTATCACTTAATCGAGGCGGTTCACTTATGAACTTTTTAAGCGTTAAGGGCGTGTTCGGGTTGGTCGTTTCCGCCTTATCTATAATCGAGACTTTACCGTTTTCTTTTATCACCTCTTTGTTACAAGCCTTAAACATATTCCCGATCGCTTTCATAATATCGCTCTCTTTTCGGTACTCTATAACTAAAGATTTCAGAAGCGATTTATCCTTAGATATACAGTTTGAAAAAGGGTTAAGATCGATTTTAACGTCTGAGATCTTTTCGATCATCGAACTTAAAAGCTCGCCTGTTGTCTGGCCTTTAGAAAAGAGTAGTTTCTCTTTTTTAACTGTAGGTAAAAGCTTGATATCACTACAATAGATCTCACATTTCCACGTCGGGGCTTTATAGCTATTTACTGCATTGTAAACCTTACCTGTAAAATAAGTTTGACCGTCTACTTTAAGCTCTATTTCGGGGCGTTTTTCAATAAAAGAAAAGGTTTTAGGGCTGAGCTGTCGGATCTCTAACTTACAGGAGTTAGGCAGGGCAACCCGCGAGGCTGTCACGACGGCTTTAATCGAAAGATCAGAGGGGATCGTTACAGTTTTGCCCTTAAAAGAGAATATCACCTCTATAAGACGCGTTGATCGGTTAGACACTCTTAACCTCGATAGTAAAAAGTGTGACTGTCTCAAGCGTGGCAGAATCAGCCGACGAAGTAAAAGAGACAAAAGAGCTATTATAGTTATTTACAATCGGAGTATCGCCCTTAACTAAAGATCCATAATAATAGACATTAAAATAAAAATAGTCATAACTATCGTTATATAAAACCTCTACTTCTGTCCCGCTATCTACACTTACATATCTTTGGAAAAGTTCATCTGTTAAGTTCATTTTATCCCCTTACGCTTTGGTTTCCGACCTCGCTAGAGAGTGTCGGTTTTTTTATATTTGAGCTGATAAGCACCTGTGTTAATTTAGCTGTAAATTGCAGAGCCTTTAAAGAGGTAACTTCTACCTCTATACTCTCAATCGCCAGATCTTTAAAAGTGTCCTCGCCATTGATCGGTGAAGTAATAGAGATAAGCTGTTTATCTTCCCAGAGCTTATAGAGCTTTTGCCACCCCTTAACCGACTTTGAAGCAGTTAAGGCCTTAGAGGTAAAAACAGCTGTAACCGCCTCAGCGATCATCTCTAATTCTTCTTTATAGTTTTGAGCCAGATCAGAGATCAAACCCTTAACGGTGATCTGCATAGGCTGATTAACGATCGCATCAGCTAAAACCTCGCCTGTCTCTAAAGCATCTTTAGAAACGAGGCTGTTTAGGGTGATCTTCTGCTCTGTATAGGCGTCAAGTTCTAAAGATCCAAACTCGTTTTTTTCAAAATCAAAATAGTTGATATCTAAGGAGTCAATTATCATTACTCATAACCTCGCTCGTTTAGATGGTTTACGACGTCGCCTACACCCTGACCGTCTGCGTTTACGTGGATCGTGTTGTGATTAATAACCTGTTTTGGCGTGTCATTTGTCGCCCAAACACTCGTCCCATCTGCTTTATAAGCGTCAGGATCACGCGGGGCGTTAAGGTAGGCCGTAGGATCTGCGTATCGTTTCGGACTAATCTTATCCGCCAGAGCAGGGATCGCGTAGTTATCCATAAGATCAAAAGCCTCATAAGCAAGAGCAAACATTCCCGCCCCCTTAAGACCTTTTCCAAGCATAGAACCTTTACCGCCTTTACCCCCTGCCCCAGAGCCTAAAGCCTCAGCTACGCCCAGAGTACGCCCGATCTTACGCGTGGCTAACATAGCAAGCTTTAACGCTCCAAAGGCTGTCACAATGGCTAAAACTGCTTTTTCTACACCGTCTAGAGATTTGATAAAATCACCTAGTAGAGAGGGCTGGCCTTTAAAAAAGGACATAATATCATCGAAAAGGGCTAAAACTGCGACTAAGATCCCCACCGATAAAAGCAGAGGGGACGCCCAAAGAGCAAAAGCACCCGCGACGGCTAAAACGATCGTTTTAAACCCGCCTAGATGATCTGATACCCTGCCTAAAAGTTCGCCGAAGTACTTAAGCCCGTCTGTTATGCCTGTAAGAAAAGATCCGATACCTGAGACGATAAGATCTTTATTTGCTTTGATCCACGCGTTAAAAGAGCTAAGAACGTCTTTGATAACAGGGGCAAGCTCGACCATGACTTTAGAGAGCTGACCTTTTAGGATCGTAGTAGATTTAAGCAGTTCGTCGTTAAACTCAGCACTCTTTTTAAAGTCTGTCTGGTTAAGCAAAACTCCGTAAGATTTAAGCTCGTTTTTTTGATTTTTTAGGGCGTCGCTCCCGCCGTCGATAAGTGGCTTTAAGTTTGAGTTTCCTAAGAGTCTTTGAGCGAGTTCGGCTTTAACCGTCTCGTCCTTAACGCCTTTGAGTGAGTCTATGACTGAGTAAAACATAGACTCTGTATCTGTGAACTTTTGAGGGTTAACACCAAGCAGAGCAAAGGCCTCATAGTCTGCCGTTCCTCTGGCAAATTTAGCCTTTTGATCTTCTAAGTTTTTTAAGACGCCTGAGACGTCCGATCCTGCAAGCCCCGCAGATTTAAAGCTATACTCTAAAGACTGTAAAGTATCGATCGCGATATCACGGTTACGGGCTGTTTTGCCGAGTTCATCGTTAACGGCTGAAAAAGATTTAACTAAAGCAAAGACGCCCGCCCCTGCTCCCACGCCTACGGCTGTCGTTTTAGCGATAAACTTACCCAGATCGCCAAGATCTGACTTGATCCCCTTAAGGCTTTGTTTGTCCCACTCCATACCTAAAGCATAAAATAACTCACCGACTTTCATACTAAACCCTTTATGCTACTGATCCCGTACCGTCGCCGTTATTAATGATTTTAAAACCGCGTTTAGCAGGGGCAGAAGTTGCGTTATTTTGTGCCTCTGAGCTGTGAACAGCCTCGATATCACTTTTTAAGGCGTGATAACTCTCTAAGCGTTCAAAAAGATCATAAGGCATCTGTAAAAGCTCCGTAAGAGATACAGAGGTTTTATCCTGTAGAGAAAAGAGCCTAAGCTCCATAACATTAAGAGGACACTCTTTTAAAAGATCTCTTACCGCTTTTGAGACTGTGGCAGGCTGTCCCCCGCCTCTGGCTTTCCCTGAGCTTTGAGTCCCAACTCAAAAACCACCATAAAAGCTAAGACAAAAACGATCTGAATATCAGAGATAAAATCTCTCTCATAATCAATCGGATCGCCATTTTTTAAAGTGATAAAAGTTGTCACGAAATATTTAACTTTTTCAGGATCAAGCAGGGGCATAATATCGTTGAGATCTAAGTCGTCCATCGTGTCAGGATCAAAATTTAAGCCATTAAGAAAGAGAGCCATGTTACGTGTGAACTCGATCGCCTCGCTTGTCGTAGCAAAGGGGCGAACGGTATAGCGTTCTTTTGCTTGTTGAGCTATTTCGTTATTTTCCAACATTACAGGCCTTTAATTTCGATAAAGTTAGTCAGGCGACAAGTGAACTCGATAGTAGGCGTTTTTTCTTCAATCGTCACCCCGTTCGTCTCTCTGACGTCGCACTCTAAAGCAAAGATCTTAAAACCAAAGTCAGGCCAAGAAAAGTCAAAAGGGACTAAGGCGTGAGATTTTTCGAAGCCCTTCATAATAAGAACTGAGGGCGAATCAGCCCTGAGTCTTACAACCACCTCTAAGATCTGAGATTTAGGGTTTACTACCATACGGCTAACGCCGTCGATCCCTTTAGTCGTGACGACGTTATCGGGCAACTCTGGCAGATCAAAAGGCGTCTCACCTAAGCCTGTAAGAGCATGAGTGCCAACAACACAATTTAAATTTCTAATATCTTCCATAGTTAGGCCTTATTAATATAATATTCGTCTGCATCGATTGAAGCAGAGAAAGAGAGATCGATCCAATCAACCGAACCAGATTTAAGGTAAGAGACTTTAACATTACAGCTCCCGCCTGCTTGATCTGTCACTAGATCAATAGTAAAGGCCTCGCCATTTTGCGGATCATCTAAAGCGATAATCTTCTGAGCCTGAGCCTGTCTTAATTTAGTCGTAACTAAAACGCGTAAGAGGTTAAGATCATCAGCATCAAAAGAGATACGATCGTTATTTAAAAGTAGCTCATACATACCCTCGATACTTTTAACCGTGATAAAGATCTCACCCGCTACAGACTCGATTTTTTTACCAGAGCAGGCCGTTCCTTGTTTAGTAAAAAGGTAACGCTTTCGCTCTTTAGTGTAAACATTTGCGTTTTTAGCTAAAACATTTGTAAGCTCTGTCGAGGTTAAAGTATCAGGAGTAACGCCCTTAAGCTCCATAGTTTTAGCGTTAATCAGACCGATATCAAGGCCTAAAAACGCCGATAAAAAGGCAATATCTGTGCGATCTGTAGCATGATAAAAAACCGAAGTTTTCTCGTAAGCTAAGGCTTGTAGTTCAGAGGCTAGATCTGTCGTCGCTGTGCTTATCGCTACAGGTGAGTTATCATATAAAACACACATAGCATCTTGCGACTCGACATATAAAGCGAGATCTTTAAGATCTGTTTGCGTCTCATCTGAGAAAACTAATACACCGAAATAGTCTGTGTTTGCCTCATCTAAGGCGATAAGATCCGCTTTGATCGTTTGGCCTGTGCTACCTGTATCATTTGCCGTTAAAAAAGAGTTTAAAGAGGCTGAGATATCCGTACCAACTGCGACGGCGATTGCTGTGATCGCTGTGATCGCACTTGTGTCTAAGGTTTCAACTGTTCTAAGCTCTACAACCGTCGGGCTGATATCATAAGCCACGATCGAGGGATCTAAAACGAGGTTTAAAGCCTCCGCTTTTGTACCTGTAGTGAAGTTAATACCCGTAAACTCAAAAGTCGCACCGTTTACCGTGACTTTAAATTCACCATCTGCAACCGCATCTAAAGAGTTGTCAAAAGTAAAAGAGGCGATCGCAGGCTGAGGCTTAGAACGCTTAGCTAAGATAAAAGTTTTTGCTCTGATTTGCTGAGCGAAGCCGATAGACATATAAGCTTGCAGATCTGCGTCGCTGTTTTCAGATGATAAGGCCGTGAGATCTTGATAGGTACGCGTAGCCTCTGGAAACGTCACCTTATCGGTTAAAACGAGGATCGTGTCAAAAGTTGACTGAGGGTAGGTTCTTTGCGATACGAGTGTCGCGTTAACGCTGTTTTTATTTTCTGCCATAGTGGGAAGTCCTTTTTATATTAGTTCTACAGTCGCACTCTTAACAAGGGAAACCGTATCGACTGCGATATCAGCTACAGAAAAAGAGATCTCTATAGCTTTGGCCTCTTTGGTATAAGTGTTTCTATGCTCTGAAACGTCGATAACCTTACCTTTTCCGTAAAAGCCGATCGTTTCACTCTCGTTAAATGCCTCTAAAGAGGATAGTGTAATGAAACTATCGCGAAAAAGTTTCATATTTGCCCTACAATTTGCCCCCTTAAAAGATATCAGAGCGTCAACATAAAAAAGCTCTTTATAGCTTTTCGTTTTTGTCTCGTTTTGTGTGTCGATAGTGGTAGAGATTAGGTTCTTATGCGGGCTATTACTGTATAACTCAGGTATGTAAAAAGTAGCATAGTCGCCCGTATCAGAAAAGGGGTATTTTGCGTCATAAACTTTAATATCTGGTAAAAGGCCGTTTATATAGGCTATGATAAAATCTGCAAGATCATCACTCATTAAAATCGCCCTCCCACTTAAAAAGGTCGTCCATTTGAACAAAAGAGATGATCTTATACTCTAAGCCGTTATAGCTGATCGTGTCGTCTATGTTTAAGGCCATATAGTCAGAGGCGATATCAATAGAGGCCATTAAAAAAGAGTCTGTTCTTTTCTGGCGTTTTCTAGCTAAGGGGGACACGGTTTGGATCGCGACCTCGACCACATTAGGAGCAGGCGTTAAGACCTCCCTACCATGTTCGAGCGTCTTTGTGTAGCTTGTAGCGTTATAGCTTTTTTTCTCATCTTCTATCGAAAGAGCTAAACTCATTTACTCTCCTTTATGTAGTAGCTGATCGTAGAGTCAATCGTCCCTGCTGAGCTGTTAGCGGGGGCTATTTTAAACTCTCGCAAAACGACTTTGATATCGGCTACCATCTCACGGCCTAAGTCCTCTTTTAAGGCTCTGGCTTTCGCTCTGTTTTTAGCTTTAGCTATGGCTATGATACGGCCTTGATATTTCTTTTCGTTTCGCTTGTAGGCTACCTTTACATAAGGGCGATATCCCTCGTCTGAGTAGTTAATACAGACGGCCTTATCTAAAGCGGTGTAACCGTTTTCATCTACTTCAAAACTTTGTTTATTCTCTTTAGGATAACCCGCTTTAATTGTTCCCGCGATCGCTTTGATCTGTTTAATAACCTTTGAGTTTGTACTCACTCGAGAGCGTTTGACTTTTGACTTAATCAAGGATATAAGCCCCCGCTTTTAAAGGGCTAACAATAGCTAAGAACTGCTGACCGTAAAAGGAAAGAGAGAGGTAGGCTTCACGGTGATTTTTAGCTAAGTTTTGCATCGATACAGAGTGACCGAGGCCACTTCTAGACGTTACTATTTTAAAGGCTTTTTTAGGGTTGGTACGTTCTAAAAGTGTCAGTTCGTGAGCCACTAAAAGAAAAATACCAGTTTCAAGTTTAGTCCCTAAAATAGTATCGCTTACATAGTCGGACGATTTTAGTAAAAGGGCATCTACTACGGCGTTTTCCACCGTATCAAACTCAGGGTAAGAGGTTTTAAAGTCTACCGTAGTAAGTGCCATTTTTTACGCTCCTAAGATCAGATCAACAAGAGCTGTCTCGTCTAATTTGCTATAGCCTTTTAAACCTGATCCTTTACAGATCAGTTTAAGATCAGCTTTTGAGTAAGCTTTTAAAACTTCTTCTGTAAGCTGTTCTGGCAGGCCGTCAAGTAAAGCGTTAATCTGAGCCGTTTCAGCCTCAGCTTTAGAGGCATCTTTTGCCCCGCCTGTTACGATCTCGATAGATCCACGTTTTACATGAGCCTTAACATCGTTCTCAGTAATAAGAGGGTTTTCGCTTACGCTCCCTGCTCCGATACGGATATTTACGATCCCGCCGTCCTCATCAAGAGGACAAAGAGAGATAGCTTTAGTTGAGATATTTTTTACTTTCATAATTACGCTCCGATTAAATCATACATAGAGTTAGGGTTACGGTTTACCGTCCCGCCTATAGAAAAAGATCCCGCTACTTCTAGCGTTAAATTGTTCGCCTGTGGTGCTAAGAATTTTGGAGTGTCACCCCAATAAAAGCAGACTTTACGCTCATCTTTTTGGTAGATACGAACATCTACAGCCTCAGCCGAGCTAATGATCTTATCTTTACCTGTTAACCACATACAATGCTCAGCTAAATAGTCTAAGACTGTCTGGCCTGTCACGGTATTAATGATCTTAGTCGCTAAGATCACATAAAGAGCCGTCGGAACAATCAAGCGGTTACGTGGATCGTTTGGCTTAAACTCCACCTGTTTAGAGTTTGCGTAAGCTGTCCCAAAAAGGTTATTAAGATCGCCGTTGATATCTACCGCAGGCTTAGCAGACCAAGCAATACCCCCAGAAACCGTTAACTCTGGAACGTCTGGATCATTATAAAAGCCTGTGATACCACGATCAGCATCACCAAAATAAGCGATCTCCTGAGCTAAACGTAAAGCCGACTCCATAGAGATCTCAGCCTTTAAAGGATCAAGCTTAGCACCAAGTTTAGAAGCACGACCTAACTCTTTATAGGAGTATTTATACCCGACATTACCATCATGTAAAGGAACTGATTTTGTACCGATAAACGCGTCGATCCAAGAGATCTCGCCTGTCTCGCCTGCAAGTTTAGCCTTGCCCGCTTTTTGAACATAGCTGTACTCAAACGACGTCGCAAAAGGATCGCCGAGATTTTTAACAGGCAGAATATCCATAAAGGTAATATCTACATACTCAGCCTCGTAAACTGTTTTTTCAACTGCCACTAAAGCAGAAGAAGCGTTAGCTGTCGCGTCTACGATTGCGTCATTTGCTAACGTGCTGTCAAGTGCTAAAACCTGAGCTGTAGCTACACTTAATAAAGTTTGTCTTTTACTCATTATAAGATCCCTTAAATTAGATTTGGTGTGATTTGAACTAAGCCCGCAACTGCTGACTCTGTGAAAACTGCGTTAATTTTTACCGCGTTAACGCCGTCTACTGTCGTCGTCACGTCGCCAACTGTTCCCGCCCCTGCAAGACAACGAGCGAAAACGGGCTGACCTTTAACGACGTCTGTATCTGAGTTCACCCAGATATCGCCAGACTTAGCGATCTTTCCGATCTCGCCAATAGCTAAAGTTGCAGAGCTTAAAGCGTCCTCTCTAATAAGAACACCGTCGATCGTGTCTGTTACTGCTGTAAGAGCTGTGATCTTACCTGTAGCGTCAACCTTCACAAGTGATCCGCGGTTTAAAGCGACGCCTGCCTCGTGTTCTGCTGAGCGTACAGGTTTAGAACTTGCCACTCCGCCTAAAATACCTTTAGCTACCTCGTAGCCTGCTTGAATTGCTCCACCCATTACTCACCTCCGATTTTTTTTGTAAATGCGTCTAAAGCGACGTTTAGATCGTCTGGCTTTTCATCTTTCCCGATAACTGTAGGGATAAGACCTAAGCCTGTTTCGTAAGAGTCTTTCGCCTCGTTTAACTGCTCTGTTAAAGCGTCAAAAGCGTAAGCGATATACTCTGGACTTTTGCCGTCTAAGGCCATCTCTGGCTTATGTTTAGTAAGCACTTGACGTTTGATCGTCTCTGCGTCCTTGCCTTTAAAGCAAGCTGTATCGCCTAAAGCGTCTTTAGCTACAACCATAACATGAGCGAGATCAAACGCCTTAACCGCGATCGTTTTATCGTTCGCCTCTTTGATCTCGTCCTCTGAGGGCGTCATATCACTTTTAGCCTGTAGCTCGTCCATATCTTTAGCGTTTTTAACTAAAGCGTCCGATAGGCTTTGAGAGTTTGCGTAAGTAGCATCGGCGACGGCCTGCATAGCCTCGCTTTGATCTTCTGGAACATCAACCGAACTAAGCTCGATCTTTTCGCCTTTGGCATTAGTGCCGTAAAAGGTAATTTTCATTTTCTTAATCTCCTGTTTTAAATTTGAGTCCATACCAATAGAGCATGAACTACCACACCGCCCCGCATCAACAATCGCGATATGGTTAGGTATGATGTTAGTTTGCAAATAGTCATAATCTGCATGATCGACCAACTCCAACGCGTACAGATAACCCGCTGAAAGTTCAACTTTTCCCGCTTGTATTTTCTCTATGATCTCCTTATCTATGATAGTTATTTCACATTGTAAATGTGTGTTTTCTACTGCTTTAACCTCTGAGCTTACAAAGCCGATCAGATGATCTTTTGTGTTTTGTGCGTCGAGTAAGACCTCGGGGTGATCGTCGGTTAAGACAACGGTACGAAAGCCCTCCAAAACAGAATCTTTAAAAACCTCGTCGGGGCTACGGTACTCTTTATAAATCTTATCTGGCTCAAAGTCGGGGCTGATCTCTGATCCTAAGCGTTTTTGAATACCTACACGAGCAAAACGACAGGAGATCACTAAATAACCTCTGTCGTTTATAGACTCAGATAGAAACTCAACCGCAGAATCTAAACCTAGAAAATTAAGCACTTTCAGCTCCCTTCTCTTTATCTCTAGCCTCTAAAAAAGAGAATCTTTTATCATCTCTGATCGTGGCCTCTCTGATCTCATCTTTTGAAAAGACCTCATTTGTAATATAGATCGCGTCGGTTTCTGCCTGAGTCTTTTTTCTGTCTGTTGTTTCTGCTAAGGTTTCCTGTTCTAATGAGAGCCATTCTGTTCCACACTCAAAAGGGTTTCCGAAAGTAGAAAAGGCTATGATCTCATCTAAGGTGTTAAGCTTAGGCTCTAAGCTTGTCTGTTCTGCTGAGATACGATCGTTAAAGTTTCTCGTGTCGCTTGCTCCTGTGGCGTTCATGCCGTCAGGGGAACGTCCCCAGAGACGCGTCGCGGGGATATCTGCCGAGCCTGCGACGTGAATCTGAGCTGATACATCGATATTATGCAGATCTTTAAAGTCGTTTGATTTTTTTAAAAAGTCGTCTTTAGCATCTAAGACAACGGCGTTAAGGTAAGATTTCATCTGATCGACGATCTTTAGGCGTGAGATAATGGCCTCATCTTCACCGTTGATCGCCTGCTCCGTAAGTTCCTCTAGTTTGTAGACGTTGACGTTTGCCTCGTCAAGCATATTTATAATAGCGTGGATTGTTTTATCTGATTTAATGATCGGTTCGATCGATCGCTGTACTTTTGAGCCACCCCAGAAGTTATACTCACGTTTTTTATGCTCTGTGGCTTTAAGGCCTTTAAAGATAAGTAATCGTGATTTGTGGATCGTTAAGGTTTCGCCCAGACCTTGAACTCTAAAAAGCTCAGGCTCACCCAGACCATAATTAACAGGGAAAATATGACGCGGATCAAAAACTCTAAGGCGGAGAGATCCTTTTTTTATATTATGCTTTTTAAGGGGCTTATCCTGACTCTGACCGTCGTTAACGATCATGTGAATAGCTGAGCCTCCGAAAAGATCCGCCCACGTTATAGCCTCTTTAAAATGCTCTTTAACGTCAAGCTCTTTTTGTGCCTTTAAAAAGAGATCTAAACGCTCTTTTGTTTCGCTTGATACAATGTTACGCCATTTACGCGTAATCTCTGAGGCGGGGATATCTGCGATCTTACCGACAAGCCAGTTTTCAGAGTAAAGATCATCAGCTAAAGCGGGGTTATGATTTAGGTTAAGGTGAAAGCGGTAAAAAGAGGTATTTGTCAGAGAGTCTTTAAGACCTCCGATCCCTTTCATTACATTTGAGAAGCCATCAAAAGCGGGAATAGTCGGAGGTGTAGCGGGCGGGGTAGCTTTATCTAAAGCTAAAGCACGTCGTTTGCCTAGTTTGTTTCCGTCTTTTTTGCGTTTCAAATTCTGACCTTAATAGTTTATCTATTAACATCATAAGCACTCTATCGCGAAAAACTAACAGCGACCTAGCATGAAATTTAAAATTGTCTCTCTTTTGCCTTTAGGGATAGAGTTATCAAACTGTGTCAACCAATAGGCATAAAACTTATTATTATAATACTCTGTAGCGTCTGGCTTATCTAATCGAGGGGGGATCTTAATATCTTTAACAACAAAAACGCCCTCGATCATCTGCATACTATCTTTTTTCGCCTGTACTGCCTCGCCGTGTGTTTTGATCTGATTAGGTTCTAAGTCGGGTAATTTCCATCTTAATAGTTTACTGTGTTGGTTTTCGCTCATACTTTACCCTTTATCAAAACACACACCTTATTTATATCAAAATTACGTCTTATACTGCTCTTATGCTTGATAATCAAACAGATCTTATTTGGCATATCTTTAAACGGCTTTCTCACGCCTAAGACCTCCCAGAAAACAGCCTGTTTACTATTTGAGATCTTTACTCTATCCCCTGCGGTTATCCGATCTTCTGCGGGTATTGTTATCGCTTTTGTCATATCGGGAACACCTGTTGATCGTGGCGATCCCCGTAAAGCTGTTCGTTCATATCGTCGATAGCTCTCTGGATATCTTCGTTTGTTCGTGTCTCTTTTTCTTTGTCAGGGTTTAAAAAAGTGATATCAACCTCGTCAGGGGAAAAGAGGCCTTTAATGCAGTACGACCAAACATTAGTCGTGCCAATATGCTTAACTTGTTTAGCTTTTCGTTTATTTTGCTCTTTAGAATCGGGGTTATATTTAAGCATATCACGCGTTAATAATTCAGTTATAACCTCTTTAGGTGGGAACTTCTGATCCTGACACCACTTGTTAAAAACAGGGACGCTTATCTCAACAAGATCATTTTCTATATTAATACGTCCGAATATTTTAGGGTTTCGACCTACAAAGACAACACCACCCGAAGCGTTTAAGTGAACATAAGACTCTCGATCACTTGAAAGATAAGAGACAAATTCATCTTTGAACTTAGAAAAAATATCTTTTGCATTGTTAAACTCTGAGGCTGATTTTTTGGCTAACTCTCTAAGATATTTAAACTGTCTTGTATAGATAGTCTCATCTATAAAATTCATCTCTTTTAAAATTCTCAGAGCTGTTGTCATTAGTCCGAAGCGGGTATTAATAGTTTCGCCGACTTCTACAATATCAGAAAAAAGCTCGACGCTTGAATCAAAGAGGTCTAAAACTCGATCTCTATTTTTTTCTAAATAGTCCAAAAAGTCAACGCCTAAAATGCCATGTGCTGAGTGCATAAGTCGGCCTACTTTTCTTTTATCTACACCGTCCCAGATACCACGTGCGGGAACGTCTAAAACCCTACGAACTGAACCAATCGGATCATTCCCTCTTTTACTTTGTGCAACTACATCGAGCCAAGACTTTTCACCTGTAGAGATCATCACGCCTTTAAAAGAAAGGATCTCTCTTGTCACCATGTCGCCCTCTTCATCTATCCTATTACGGCCTTTTCCTTTTCTGTCGGCAAACATATACGAAACGCTTATAGCCTTATCCACGTTATCGGCGTCCTCTATATCATCTACGAGTGTCACAACGCCGTAATTTTCAGACAAATAAGACTCAACCCTCGCGAGGGTAGTATTCCACTTCTGGCCTGAGTCGAAAGGCTCACAATAAAAACTAAGGCCTGCTTTACCAGCAAAACTCTTTCCTAATCCCGTACGCCCGCCTAAATGGATAATAAAGTTTAGATCAGTAGGGACAAGATCAAAAAGGCTTGCAGTAAATGCTCCCAGAGCTGTAATAAAAACTTTTCCTTTTCCCATTTCTTCTAAAAGCTCTAACTGTGTCGAACGCTCACCTTTGATCGTGTAGTTTTTTTCTAAAGCTTTATTTAACCAGATAGCCCCCTGTTCACGCTGAGGAATATAGAAAGTGTCATCAACCCAACCAGTCCTTTTTACGCCCTTTTGATCGAGGATTAAGTCAGGGTTATTAGCTAGATAATCAGCAAGGTAAGTCATAGTTTTACCAATTCTAGGTTTATCTAAATAAACTTTATTATTTCCGAACACTTTAGCGAAACGATCAGCCTTTACAAAAGTTGACATCGGGTGTAAGATCTCTCTTATCCCTGTTCGTGTTTTCATAGCTAATCTAAGATAGGTTTTCGCCTCTCCCTCGTGGACAATCTCGATCTGAGCTTTAGGGACAAACATAGCACAAAGTTTATCTGTTCCCTTGTCGTCGTCATATCCTAACATACCAGACTCATAGATATATTTACCCTGTATAACAGGGGGAACGTCAAGGTCAAAATGTCTTTGCAAGATCTCTGGCAAACCTGAATAACGCTCTTGTTTTATATCGCTGATACGTTTCTCTTTATGAGATTTAAAAGCACGTTTCACTATGGCTATTTTAAGCTTATTTTCTGAGATAAAAGCGTCTAACTCTAGCTCATTTTCAAACTCGCTTTGCTCTTTGTTAAGCATATCATCAAAGAAATTTATATAATCAGAGGGCGAAAGAGTGGCGGGCTTAGAGGCCTCTTTTATTTCGGCTTTTTTTGCATCAGTAAAAGCCCTATAAGCTTCACGAAGCCCAGAAACAGGGATCTTTTTAGCCTTTGAAAGAAGCTTAAAAAAGCGTTTTTCTCGTTCTTTTGATACAGTAGTAGCCTCTAAGGGCATAAAATAAGTTACTAAATTCACGAAAAACCTTTATTATGCTATTGCATTTTCAAAAAGGTTACGTTAAAATACGAATAACTACAAACGTGGTTTTTAACGAAACCGATTGCTTAAGCGTCCTGCTTAAGCTGTTCTCACACCCTTTTCAATCAAAAACAAAGTAAGTAATTTTTCAACGATACCGCTTTTACTATACTTATGCAGATCCGCGTAGCTCTCCATGTTTTGAAGTGCATCAGCCGAAGCCGTTAAGGTTCTTTTTGTCTTATTTGTTTTTGATTCAAAAGCTGTCTTGATCTTTTCCTGACTCTCTAAATCTAAAGGTAGACGTTTAAATAAGTCTGAAATAACCTTAGTCTTTTTTAGACCGTTTGCCTCTGTAAAATAATCAAACTCTTTTAAGATCTCTTTGTCTAAACTGTAAGTCTTAGACACGTTTGAATATTCAACATCAAAAAGCGGTTTAGTTGCGATTGTCATTAATTCCCTTTTTTATTTTATAAGCTATTATAATTATTTTTTATTATAAAGTCAATACTTTAGCAATAAATAATAATAATATGTAGTTATTAAGCCTCTAATTTAAAAAGAGTATTAAAATCTAAGTCACTCGCTACTAAACTTTTTTGATCTGCCATGTAATCCGCAAAATCTAAACCACTATCAAAAGAGAAAAGATTTTTAAAGTCCTTTTCAAGCATCTTTTTAAGTCTCTCATATCCGCCCCGTCCTTTCGTAAATTTTTCGCCGTCATATCCGCCGTCGCCGTCAAACGCTCCGATCATCTGTTTCGTTTTACTTAGCTCTTTAACGTAGTCGATAAGCTCGTCGCTGATCCCAGATGATACGCTCTCGATCGAGATATAAGGGACACCAAACACAAACGCGACCAGAGCGTTTTTAAGCCCCTCGCCTATAAAAAAGAAGTTATGACGAGAGATAAGTATTTTCATTTCAAAAGAGAGGGGAAAAAGAAAGTCCTCGCCTCTGTTGTCAAGGGTTTTTTCTGATCCTTGATAGAGGTACTTAGAGATAACTTTCCCCTCTTTTGGATCTATGGCTCGATACTTTGAGATATCAGCGACCTTACGCTTATCGTCTCGCATGATGATCGCGGGGCATTTAAAAAAATCGTCATAAGCTAACAGCTCAGAGGTGATATAGTTTAGACGCTTTAACGCGGGTTTATCGACTCTAAAAGTGCTATGCTCTAAGAGCTTTTCAAAGACAGGAGAAACCGCGATTATATCTGAGTTATCGATAGGTATAAAGATCGTAAAGTCTTTATTGTTTGCTAGGAGTTTGTTAGCTTTAAAAGCTAGATCTTTTTTGATCTTTACGGCGTCTTTAGCGGGCTTTTCTTTTTTTGGGAGGGGGTTATGTCGTTGCGGGCTGTTTTCCTCACGTTCACCGCCTGCGTAGGCTAAGGCCTTTTCTTTGGCCTCCATTTTACTAACGCCGTGGTATAGTTCTATAAAGTCAAAGATATCACCACCTTTACCACAGCCGAAACAATGGCATATCTGTTTAGTAGGTGAAACGCTAAAGCTTGCTGAGTCCTCAGAGTGAAAAGGACAAGGGGCGACAAAGTTTGCTCCTTTTTTTACTAGGGGAATAAAGTCTGATATATAGTCAACTATATCGATCGCGTCTTTAATCTCGCTCATTGATTTTCTAGCCATTATAAAGCCCCCATTTTATTAAAGCATTTTCTATCGTAGAAGTAGAATTATATCTATATACAAACGTAATACGCTCAATCGTAAACCCTTGTTTATATAGAGATATAATCGCGTCTTTTTGACACTCTAAGGCGTGTTTAAATAGCAATGCGTTTTCCTTTGTTTGACTTTCTCTCTGTATGAAAATAGTTTTTTAAAAAGTCGTCAAAATCTTTCTGGGAGACTCTATAGTCACGGCCATTTTTTTCACCTTTGAGATAGCCTTTTCTTATCATATAAGAGACTGCCCCCTGCGTTCGTTCTAAAATGGTCGCAATTACTTTAGTTTCATAATACATAGCTTTGCCTTTAAGAGAAAGTAGTTATTTTTGTTTGTTCGGTGATCCATTTCTGAATATTTTTCCACGCATCGAACGGAATACCATAAAGTTTTTCAAATTCTTGTCGATTATCTGCATTAGGCTTTCTACGCCCACACATGATCGATCTGATCGAATCTTTCTTATACTCCTTTGAAACCAATAACTCTTTAATACTTAAATATGTCATGTACAAATTGTACATATAAGAATATAAATAAAATCTTAAATTAAAGAAAAGTTTAAAACTTGTGTACTTAATGTACATTTATTTCACTTTTTCACACTTAATATATTTTAAATAACTTTTTTCATCTTAAAAAAATACTCTATATTAATAATTATTTTTTAATGTATGTACATTATGTACACATTATTTATTTTTCTGTATACTTACGCTAAATGAGTGACGGAAAGGTACAAAGTGAACACTTTTAGGCAGGAAGTTGCTGACAGACTAAACAACCTCATAAAATCAACACCCAATCAATCAACTAAAACGATACATGAATCACTAGCCTACATGGGGTACGAGGTAAGCGAGGAATCTATAGGCAAGTATAGACGAAATGAGAGGAGTATACCTATAGAGTTTCTTTATCTTACCTCCTTGATACTGCTTAAGCCTGTTAGCTACTTCCTAGAGGGAGAGGAAGGGGACAATAAAGATCTAGTTCTATCTTCTACACTTACACCTATAAAGATGATTAACCCCCGTCGCATTAATGGGCTAGACAAGCTAGAAAAAAACACCTTTGAGTCAAAATATATAGACAAACTGCTTTTAAAAGAAGATGATAGAGACAAGCCTCTTTTTGGACTTATCGCTCACAAAAGAATGGGATCGCTTATCAAGTCGGGAGATCTTCTCTTGTTTCAGTTAATAAAGTACGACTACAAAGGGTTAGCAGTCGAAGAACCAGAAGATGATTACTATATTTATGCTACGCCGTACGGAGTACAAATAAAATACACTAGGTTTTTAATAGATGGGACAATAAACATTTATGATAAAAAGCCTAAGACTATAACAGAAGAAGTTATAGCCGAAAACTACGAAAAAGGAGGGGGAAACTTTAAGATCATTGGTAAAATTAAATATAAATTTTCAGAATTTTAAACGCTTAACCCTCTATTTTTTTTCTTCACAGCTCAGAAAACCCCTTTTTTATTCAAATAACCACCAAGTAACCAACACAGTAACCACGCCGTAACCAAAAAAACGTCCACCAAAAAAGCAACAAAACCCCCTTAAAATCGATATCTAAAAGCCTATTTAGGATCAAGTAACCAAAGTAACCACTTTTTTGCATAGGGGGTGGGGGTATTGTAAATATTTTATTTTTCAAAAAAAAATAAATTTTACCCTCATCTCAAAATTATTTTTTTATTTTTTTTATTTTTTTTGTCTTTCTATATATACCCTATATATTTATGGTTACTTTGGTTACTTACTATATATATACTCTTTTATATCCCTATATTTAGGGCTTTATCTCAGTAACCATTTTATGAAATTGTCTGGTTACTCGTGGTTACTCTGGTTACTGTACTGTTTCGGTGGGTTCTTTTGCCTATAAAAAGGGATCATTTTTTATTTTCAACTAAAAGCGTGTTATAATGTTTTAAAAAGGTGGTGAAATGAAACGAGTTATTTTATTTATAATGATGGTAGGCTTAGCAAACGGGGCAACACCTCCGAACTGCTTAACTCACATAGAGGATAAAGAGCTTATGCAGAGATACGGGGCGACGTACTTAAGTAAAGTCTTTGACTATAGATATGATCTCTGTATGGCTGACAAGCTAAACGACGCGATGGGGGTATTATCTTACGATAAGGCTAAAACGTGCGGTAAGAGGCTTAAGAGAGCCGATAAGATGATAAGTAAGGTCAAGACTCACATTATAGAAGATGATCCCGCTCTGCTCAGGAGTGACTTAAAGCAGGCGGTAAGTTATTTAAAGATGTATAAGAAGTGTGTAGCGAGTAAGATCTAGTTTACATTAGAGCTTGTTTCGCTTTTTTTAGATATCCGTGGATATCGAAATACTCTGATATAATATTTCTTTTATAGTAGTGCTTTAAGGCTTCATAGTCTTTATCTTCATGCCCTAATATTTCTTGCATATATGTATCTTGACGCTTTTTATTAGCGTCTCTAGGGTTATTCTGATTATAGATAAACTCGCAAGTCATAGCATAAAGGCCTCTAAAGCTTGTCGTTTTCCCATCTACTAATAAATCACTATCTATTTTGTTCCATTTTAGCAAGTTGTGAGCGTGTTTAGCTCTATTGTTATCCTCTCTTAATGTTTTCGGGATTGACGATCTTAAAGTCTCGATAACTTTTAATGTCTCGTCAGCCGTTAAAAAAAGAGTGGGGATCACGATCGATTTTACATTACTCGTCTCTCTCTTTTTCCCGATCCCTATTACTTTGATTTTGTAGTCGTTTACTTTTTCAAAATCTGATAAGACAATAAGCTCTTTCAGTCTTCGACCGCAGGCCAAAGAAACCATTGTCACAAGTTTAGTAAACACCTCAGCTTTGTTTTTTTTAGGAATCTCTTGACCTATTAGTTTTTTATTTAGTTCTATAAAATGATGTATCTTGCCTATAGCGATAGGTTTATCGCTTGTTTTCATTCTGCTTGACTTTAATACTCTCACCCCCTCGTTAAGGTAATCATGTACTCGCTTAGGAACAGTGAAGAAAGAGAGAGCATAGTCTCTTTTATTATCTTCTATCTCTGACTCTTTAATTTTATTTCTAATCTTTTTAAGATGATCCAAAACTGTATTAAACTCGTAAAAGTGGGTAAAGAAATAAACGTACTCGTTAAAAATATAAGGTATAGCCTCTTTCTTTTTTGTCTGTATGTCTTTTACTATTTGTATGGCTATATCTTCGATCGTATCCGCGTCATACATAGCTAAATGTTCAATATGCTGTTTTCTGGGTGTAGCCTTAAGTTGATCCTCTAGCTTTCTTTCCCTATCTCTTAGCTCGTTTATCTTTCGCATATACAAATCATTTAAGAGCGTAGAGGCAAAATCTGCTTTTAAGGTGTTAACGTATGTTATGGCGGTATCTAAGGAACACCAAAATATATCTTTTGACTGTTCAAAAGATATATATTCGTCTGTTTCTTTTATGTAGTTCTTAATTCTAGTATTCCATCTAGCTTTATTATCATACTGCATCAGGTAAGAAGTGAGATTCATTTTCATAAGCGTCCTTTTAATACAATTATTTTACAGTAAATTACATTAAAAACACTTTAAATAAATTAACTTAATTTAAAATGTATTAAATTAATTTAAAGTTAATTTAATTGTAGTTTTTTAAATATAACTTAAATTAAGATTGAAAGCAAAATACCTATAAACTTAAGCGAGATTATGCTCATATTCACTGATAAAATCTTAAATATACTATCATAGAAATACTTAAAAAACACTTAATAAAAAAATGCTAATAGAGGCCTCCTGTGGCCTATTTTTAACAACTTACACCACGTAAACCTAAATCATAACTATACTTAAATTAAAATTAAAATTATTATCTAATTTAATTTTTAAGGTAGCATATTAGCTTAAGAATATCTGAGGTTAACCTTAATTCATTTAATTAGTTTTAATTTTAA